ATCATGAGGGGAGGATCCGGGCGGCGACGGATGGGGTGACGCAGTTTAAGGTGGTGAGCGGGTTGGCGAATGGAGGTTCGGGGATTATGTCCTTAATTGCAATTTTGAAGGCGTTTATTGGATGAGATGGAAAGGAAAGTCCGTACGGGAGATTTTAGGGTGGGTTGGAAACCCACCCGAAGCGATATGGAGATTGTGAGTAGGATTTATTTTCTTTTGATAATTATGGTTATCGATAGATTGGAAAGGATTAAAGGTGTGAGGACGGTAAGCACAAGGCTTACCGGTACAAATAATGAATTTGATTGAAGAGATTAAGCGGGTGTTGGTGGATGTGGTGGTTTTTGTGGAGGCTGCTTCGGGGTTGTGTTTGCGCGGGTATCAGGTGGATGTGGCGAGGGCGGTGGCGGAGTCGGTAATTGAGGGGTGGGGGTTGAGTTTTGTGGTGATGTTTCCCCGGCAATCGGGGAAGAATGAGTTACAGGCACAGATTGAGACGTATTTGTTGACGTTGTTTTCCCAGGCGGATTGTGAGATGGTGAAGATCTCCCCCACTTGGAAGCCGCAATCGTTGAATGCGATGCGGCGGTTGGAGCGGGTGTTGGAGAAGAATGTGCTGGTGCGGTCGCTGTGGAAGAAGGAGAGCGGGTATATTTTTCGGATTGGGCGGGCGCGGATGTTTTTTCTCTCCGGCGCTCCGGAGGCGAATATTGTGGGGGCAACTGCCGGCACGCTGTTGGAAGTGGATGAGGCGCAGGATGTGTTGATTTCGAAGTTTGATAAGGATATTGCACCAATGGCAGCGAGTACGAATGCGACGCGGGTGTTTTGGGGGACGGCGTGGACGGGGGATACTCTGTTGGCGAGGGAGCTGAGGGCGGCGAGGAATGCGGAGCGGGAGGACGGCAGGCGGCGGGTGTTTGTGATTAATGCGGAGGATGTGGCGCGGGAGGTTCCGGCGTATGGGGTGTTTGTGGCGGAGCAGGTGGCGAAGTTGGGGCGGAATCATCCGATGGTGAGGACACAGTTTTTCTCGGAGGAGATCAATGGGGAGGGCGGGTTGTTCCCTGAAGCACGGCGGGGGATGATGCGGGGGGATCATAAGCGGCTGGTGAGACCTGAGGTAGGGAAGGTGTATGCGGTGTTGATTGATGTTGCCGGCGAGGAGGAGGTGGAACATACGAATACCGGGTCCATGGCGGAGGGTCAACGGGATGCGACGGCGTTGACTGTGGTGGAGGTGAATTTGGAGACGATGGCGGATGCGTTGATCCAGGCACCGACTTACCTGGTGCGGTGGCGGAAGTTGTGGGTGGGGGTCAGTCATACCAGGTTGTATGGGGAGATTATGGCGATTTGTAAGCTGTGGGACGCGAAGCGGCTGGTGGTGGATGCGACGGGGGTGGGGGCAGGGTTGGCGAGTTTTTTGGAGCGGTCACTGCCGGGGCGGGTGATGCAATTCCGGTTTAATGGGGCTACGAAGAGTCAGTTGGGGTGGGATTTTTTGGCAGTGGTTGATTCGGGGCGGTTTAAGGATTATGGGGAGGAGGATGGGGATCAGCGATTGTTTTGGGAGCAGTGCGGGGCGTGTCAATATGAGATTGTGCCTGGGGTGGAGCGGCGGATGCGGTGGGGTGTTCCGGAGGGGCTGCGGAATGAGTGTGGGGAGTTTGTGCATGATGATTTGGTGATTTCGGCGGCGTTGTGTGCGGTGTTGGATGAGGAGCAGTGGAGCGTGGGGGGAGCGGCGAAGGTGGTGGAGCGGATCGATCCGATTCGGGAGATGGATGGGGAGGGATTCTAAAAATGGATAGCCACGAGGGCTATCCTTACGGGAGGCTTGATGGGACTACTGGATAGAGCAAAAAGGTGGATTGCGGGGCGGCTGCGGTTGAGTGAGGTGTATATTGAGCCGGGGGTGGCGGTGGGGAGTGAGCCGCGTGATCGGGCTGATTATGATCGGGAGGCGGTGATTTCCCAGGCGTTGGATGCGTGGCGGGTGAATCCGCTGGCGCGGCGCATTGTGGAGTTGACGAGCCAATATGTGGTGGGGGGTGGAATCAGTTTGAGTTCTCCGGATGAGAAGGTGAATGCGTTTTTAAGGCGGTGGTGGACGCATGGGTTGAATGGGCTTTCGATGCGGGTGTTTGAGTGGTGTGATGAACTCACCCGAACGGGTGAGTTGTTCTTTTTGCTTTCTACGGATGCGGCGGGGATGACGTATGTGCGGGCAGTGCCGGCAATTGAGATTAGGGAGATTGTGACGGAGAAGAACGATCTTCAGCAGGAGATAGCTTATATCCAAAAGGGGAAGGTGACGCTGGATGGGGGTGATTTGGAAGAGCGGCGGTGGGAGGCGTACCGGGCGGGGGCGGATGGGACGGCGGAGGAGGGAGGGAAGCCTAAGACGGTAATGCTGCATTTTGCGATTAATCGACCGGTGGGGGCGGTGCACGGGGAATCTGATCTGGCGCCGATGTTGAAGTGGTTGAGCCGGTACGCGGCGTGGTTGGAGGATCGGGCACGGTTAAACCGGTACCGGAATGCGTTTTATTTTATGGTGAAGAGCAGGTTTGTTTCGGAGGCAGAACGGGCGGCAAGGCAGGCGACGTTAAACGCGACTCCCCCATCACCCGGGTCGATTCTGGTGGTGGATGAGAGTGAGAGTTGGGAGGTGATTCATCCGAAGTTGGAAAGTCAGGATGCGGCAACGGATGGGTTGGCGTTGAAAAAGATGATCGCGTCCGGTGCGGGGATCCCACTGCATTTTTTGGCGGAGCCGGAATCTGCTACACGCACAACGGCGGAGAGCGCGGGGGGGCCAACCTTCCGGAGGTTTGAGCAACGGCAGGAGTTCTTCTTGGAGTTGGTGCGGCAGCTGGCGGAGGTGGCACTTCGCCGGCGGGCGATGTTTGAGCGGGATTTGGATGTTAAGGCGAGGATTGAGGTACGCGGGGCGGATTTGAGTGCGAGGGATAATGCGGCGCTGGCGATTGCGGCTTCTTCGATCACTTCGGCGCTGGTGACTTTGTTTGATCGGGGGTTGATCGATGAATCGGAGCTGCTGCGGATGGTGTATCGGTTTTCGGGTGAGGTGGCGGATATCCAGGATGTGATTAAGAAGGCGAAGGATAATCCGGGGCGTCCGGATCTGGTGGGGAGCGGTGAGAAGAAGGCGCCCACCCATTCGAAGGTGGATACGAAAACGGGGGATGTGAAGGGGGCGGGAGAGATTTGAGTCAAGGTATGAAACCAGGGGTAGGCATAAAGCCTACCCGGACGGAGGTTGAGATGTATGAGTGGATTTTGAGTGGGGGGTCGGAGCATTGTGAGAGTTGTTTGGCGGCGGAGGGGCAGCGGCATGAAATGGCGGAGTGGGAGGCGGCGGGGGTTGTGCCGAGGTCGAGCCGGCTGTATTGTGGGGCTGCCTGCCAATGCGAGCTGCGGGAGGTCAAGGGGGAGGCACGGGGTAAGTTGGGTGATATTCCGCTGCAGGAGAAGGAGACGGTGCAATTTGAGGGGAAGGCGGTGGGGATGCTGCTGGAAGAGGGGGAGAGCCGGAGAGCGTTTGATATTGTGGGGATCACTGCCGGCGTGGGGAATGGGTGGCGGTTTTCGGAGGACACGTTAAGGAATTCGGTGGAATTGTGGGAGGGGGTGGAAACGTTTATTGATCACGGCGGTTTTTGGGGTGGGCGGTCGGTGCGTGACCTGGCGGGGGTGTGCCGGGAGGCGCGGTTCGATGAGGAGCGGAAAGGGGTTCGGCTGCGGTTGGAGCCGTTTGGGCCAAGCGGGCAGCTGTTGGATGCGCTGGGGGAGGAGTGGCTGGCGACGAAAGATCCCAAGCCGAATGTGGGATTTTCGGCGGATTTGATTTTTACGGGGAAGGGGAAGGAAGTGAAACAAATCCTGCGGATTATTTCGCTGGATTTGGTGTGTAAACCTGCGCGGGGTGGGGCTTTTTTGCGGGTGTTAAACAGTATGTATTCGAAACAACCCGATTGGGGTGAGGGAATTAATTTATCCAATGAGGAGAATTTGGAAATGGGTGAAGAAAACGAAGTTAAAAGTGAAGTTGTTGAAGCCGGCGGGGAAGGTGAAGTTTCTCATGCGCTGCATGATACTTTGTTGGAGATGAAATTGGATCAGGCGAAACTTCCGAAAAGTGTGGAGGGGTATGTGCGGAAACAGTTTTCCGGAAAGGCGTTTAAGCCGGCAGAGCTTGACCAGGTTATCCAGGAAATGCGTGAAATTCAGGCAAGTTTGGAGGGCGGGAAGGTGGTGCAAGGGACGAGTGCCGGGCTGCAAATGGTGAACGAGGGAGACCGGATTCAGGCGGCTGCGGATGATCTGTTGGGGGCTGTGCGTGAGAAGGGTATGGAAGGGGTGAACGTGGCGCGGCTGTCGGGGATCCGGGAGTTGTATATGATGTTGACGGGGGATCATGAGCTGTATGGGAAGCTGCGTCCGGAGCGGGTGCAGTTGGCGACAAGCGTGAGTTTGCCACAGATTTTGAAAAATGCGTTTAACAAGATCATGGTGGAACAGTGGGAGCAACTGGGGCGGGCTGGGTACCGCTGGTGGGAGAAGGTGGTTTCGGTGGAACATATGGATTCGCTGAAACAGGTTTCGGGGATCTTGCTGGGGGAAGTGTCCGCGCTAAGTTCGATCGCAGAAGGGACGAGTTATGGGGAGCTGTTGATCAAAGATAGTGGGGAATCGAAAGAGTTTTCCAAGTACGGCGGGCTGCTGCCGCTTACCCTGGAAATGATAGACAAGGACGAAACACATAAGCTGCGAAAAATGCCGATGAAGATGGTCTCTTCGGCGGTGCGGAATGTTTCGGGGTTGGTTTCGAGTATCTTCACCAGCGGGGGCGGAGTGGGGCCGATGATGGTGGATGGGTATAACGTGTTTGATGCGAGTAACCACAATAATGTGGGGACGACTGCTTTAAGCGCGGCTGCTTTTGAGGCGGCAAGTCAAAGTATTTATGAGCAGGAATTGATTTCGGCGGATACGACTAAGCCAAAACTTGCTTTGGATGCGAAGTATTTGTTGGTGCCGCGTGGGCTGCGGTTGACGGCGATGCGGATTTTGTATCCAAGTTTTGAGCGGGAAGTGAATATCTTTTCCGAAAATATGCAACGGGGCGATTTGGGAGATGTGATCACGGTTCCGGAGTGGAGCGATGCGAATGATTGGGCGGCAATCGCTGATCCGCGGTTGATGCCGGGGATTATTTTGGCGGAACGGTTTGGGGTGATGCCGGAGATTTTTGTGGCAGATAATCCGCTGGGGTATGACATGGTTCATACGGACACGATTAATTTGAAGGTGCGGCATTTCCTGGCGATTTTTGTGGCGGATTATCGTCCGCTGTATAAGGCGAATGTAGCGTAACCCCCTATTATCCCTACATGGTGGGGGGAGGCAGAGGGTGGGTCATAGACCCACCCGAAGCGAAGGGATGGAGAGGGCAGGCATGAGGAGGGCAGGCGTAAAGCCTGCCCGGACGGATATGAGATAAGGAGAGAATGATGGCTAAATGGAAGTTGTTGTTGGGGAGTCGGAAGTTTTGGGCGGCGGTGGTGGGGCTGGTGCTGTTGGTGGTGAAGCATTTTGAGCCGGATTTTCCGTTGGAGGCGGAAGAGACGGCGAATTTGGTTTATTTGTTGATGGCGTATATTTTGGGGACGGCGTTGGAGGATGGGTTGAGGGGGCAGGCTCAAAAAGGGTAGGAAAAGAAGGGCAGGAAAAGAAGGGCAGGCATAAAGCCTGCCCGGACAAACCTACCCGTACCCTATTGGAGAGATGTATGAATGTGTTGGGTGTGGATGTGTCGCATTGGCAGCCGGCGGTGGATTGGGGGCTGCTTTATGGGGAGGGGGTGCGGTTTGCGGTGGTGAAGGCGGCGCAAGGGAGTTATTCCAGGGATGCGGGGATGGTTGGGCATGCCATGGGGGCGGCTGCGGCGGGGATGTTGGTGGGGCTGTATGGGTGGCATGATCCGAATTGTTCTCCGGAGGCGGAGGCGGATAATTTCCTTAAGGCGATTGATGGGGTGGCGTTTGATTTCTTGGCGCTGGATGATGAGCAGTATTGGGAGGATTGGGGAGAGTGGCAGGAAGGGAGGATCACGAAGTTTGTGCCGGGTGCGAAGATCAGTGAGAGCAGCCGGCGGGTGGTGGAGCTGCTGAAGAAGGAGACCTGGAAACCGGTGGTAGTTTATACCCGGGCAAGTTTTGTGCATGAGTATGCGCCGCAAATGGCGAGCTGGTTGAAGGGTGAGGATTTGTGGCTGGCGCATTATCCGTATCCGATCGGGCGGGTTTCGACGAGTTGGGGGGTGTTGAAGGAGAAATTGCTGCCCAAGATTGAGGGGCCTGCGAAACCAACGGGGTGTAAGGATTGGCAGTTGTGGCAGTTTAGCGGGGATAAGTTTTTACTGCCGGGGGTTTCGACGGCGGTGGATTTGAATTTCTTCAATGGGAATTTGAAGGGGATGCGGGAGTGGTTGGGGCTGCCGGTGGAAGGGGTGATCGAGGATTACAACACTGAGGAGAAAGTGAGGATCTTATGGGAAAATCATCCCGAGTTGTGGAAGATGTGAAGAAGGAATCTGAGGGGAAGCGGGGGCGTCCGAAAAAGCGGGAGGTTCCGGAGGCGGTGGCAGCCTTGGCGGCGGAGCTGGGGGAGGGTGTGGATACGCTGTTGGGGTGGCAGGTGTATACGGATAAGGTGGTGATCATCGGCCGGCTGGGTCAGAAGTTTTCGAAGAGGTTGGATGATGGCAGCTAATTTGACGGTGTTGATTGAACGGCTGCGGGTGTATGTGGTGGATAAGGTGGGGCTGGTGTGGGATGATGATCTGTTGGAAGAGTCCATCCGGCAAGCGTTGGTTGATATGCAATTGGTGACGGCGAGGAGCTTGACGATCAGCGGGTTGGACGGGATGACAGAATCAACGCTGGATACGGGGTTGGAAACTCTGCTGGTGCGGGGGGCGGGGGCGTATGCGGTGGAGATGAGGACGATCGACAGGGCGGATGCGTTCGAGCTCAACCAAACCGGTTTGGAGATGGGGGCTTGGGCGAGGCAGGCGAAGGAGGTTTATTGGACTGACCTGGAACGGAAACGACTGCAAGGCTTCCAAAACAGCAGCAGCGCACCATACTTCCCCCTACCTGATCCGTTTTTGGAGGTTGAGGAATGAAGTGGATGGGAATCATTCATGAGGGCGGGAGTATTCCGCTGTTTGGGAGCTGGATTGAGGCTCCGGTGAAGGGTTCCCACCGAAAGGTGGGAAGGGTTTCGGGGGAGGCGTTCATCGAGGAGATTGAGGTGGTGTTGTCCGGAACTGTCCAGGAGATTAATGGGTGGTTGGCGGCGGTGGGCGGTGTGTTTGCCGGGGCGAATGATGGGGGTTGGTTGTGGCTGCAAGTGGATAATGATGATGGGGAGGGGCCTTTTTTGAGCCGGATCTTCGGGGTGGAAATAGGGTATTTGGGGCATGGGAGCCTGGATAAAGTGCGGGGGAGCATGGGGGTGAAATTGACGATCCGGAGAGAGAATTTTTGGCGAGGGGTGCTGCGGCAAGTTCCATTGAGCAACGGGTGGGGTTCGGACAGTTACGAGCTGAAGGTGAACGGGACTTCGGACGGCTATAATACGCATGAGGCGAGAATCAAGGCGGGGGATATTGTGGGGGATTTGCCGGCGGCGTGTGAGTTAAGAATCAAAAACCTGACGATAGGTCAGGTTTTTGATCGGATTGAGGTGGGGTTTGAGCGGTCGATGGGGTTGGATGGGCTGGATGTGGTGATTGAGGGGGAGAATTGCGCCGCTGCGGGCTGGGTGGGGGTGGTGCTGGACAGCGGATCGAGCGGCGGGGCATACGCGCTGGCGGCGTGGGATGTGGCGAGTGAGTTCGAGTTGATTCAATGGGCGATTGATGATGCTGTGGTGCGAAAGATTGGGGGGCGGTTGGTGAAACCGATTTTGATTCTGCGGGACGGGGTCACGAGCGATGATTTTTGGGTGCGGAGCGGGTCACGGCATGGGGAGGTTTTGGAAAAATCGGGGTGGAAACAAATTCCGGTTGGGGAAAAGATGGTGGCGCTGCCGGTGGTGCATATTCCGGCGAGTGATTTGGGGGATAAGCTGACGGCGGATGGGGTGTTCTCGATTTTCTGCCGGCGGGATGTGAGCGGAAGTCACAGCCTGGCGATTGATGCGGTGATATTGATGCCGTTGGAAGGGTACCGGTATTATGAGGGGATGGGGTCACATGGGCTGCGTTCGGGGGAGATGCTGGTGGATGACGGGATAAATGGGATCTCGTATAGTGAGGATGATTCTTCGGGTGTAGTGGAGAAAAATTTGACGGTGGTGGGGAAGGGGTTCAAGCTGATGCCTGCGAAGGATCAAGGGTTGTTTTTTACGTTTGATATGGCGGATGGGAGTTGGGGGAGGAACGCGGAGGTTTATGTACAGTTGCTTTATTCCCCCTATTGGCGAAATGTGTGATTTGCAAGTTTTGATGTTTGACCGGTCTTTCCGGGCGGTGGAATTGGCTGCCGATTTGAGGGTGGCGGATTTGTCGTGGTTGGAGTCGGGGTCGTCGGATGGGTGTGAGATCACGGTGGGGCTGCGGCGGGGGGAAGTGGAATTGGATTGGATTTTGGAATGGCTGCGGTATGGGGTGAAGGTGGTGAACGGGTATGGTGAGGGGGTGTGGGCGGGGTATGTGCATGAAATCCAAATTTGTGCCGGCGGGGAAGTGATGGCGGTCTCCCTGGAAGGGATGGCGAATCGGGTGGCGGTGCGATATAAAGCGCTGGGCAGCCGGACGGCGTGGGCGGCGGAGGATGCGGTGACGGCGTTTGTGGAGGATGGGGACTCGGCGGCGATGTATGGGGAGAAGGAGTGGATTGGGGTGCTGAGTGATGCGCGTCCGGAAGAGGCGCTGGCAGCAGCGTGGAGCTGGCTGGAAAACAAGGCGTTTCCGGCGGTGAAGGTGGGCGGGGAGGTCACGGCGGGGATGCGGCTGGGGTGCCGGGGGTGGTGGGATACGCTGAGTTGGAAATATTACCAGTGTGAAGCGGGGCTGGTGGGTGATGTGGCGGAGGGGAAGGCGGTTTTGGCGTTTGGCCAAACGACAAGTAACCAAAAATTTGGCCAAAAATTTTTGGTTGGTTCCGATGGGTTGAAGGTGCTGGAAGCGTGGATCAAGGTGGGGGTGACGGGGACGGTGGCGGATACGCTGGTGGTAGAAATCCAAGGGGATGCGGGGGGCGTTCCGGATGGGGCGGCGGTGAGTGACGGGGTGATTTATGGGGATGAGGTGAGCGGCGGCCTGAATTGGAAACGGGCGGTGATGGATGGGGTGGCACTGCCGGCGGGGGTTTATTGGGTGGTGGTGCGGCGATCCGGGGCGGTGGATGGGTTGAATTATTATGAGATCCAGGTGGATGAGGGTGCCGGGTATGGGGATGGTGAACTGCGGCTGTGGAACGGGTCGGGGTGGGTGTTACAGGCGGGGGATGCGAATTTTGCGGTGCTGGGTGGGGAAGAGGTAACCGCCCAGATCGAGCGGGTGGCTGCGGTGGGCGGTCAGTTTTTGCGAGGGGTGCGGGTGCTGGAACGATCCGCGGTGGATGGGCTGTTGTGGAAGCCGCTGCAGCGGAGGTGCGGGGAGGTTATCCAGGATTTGTTGGCGGCGGGGGGATTGTCGGCGGTGGTGGATTGTGAGGGGTGGTTGGTGGTGGGGTGAGGAATTTATATCTTCTTTAATAATTTGTCAATATTTTCTTTTGCAAGATATTTTTCTATAAGAAAATTTCCATAATTATCTATATTGAGTCCCTTGCCAAGAATATCATCTGCCATTTGTTTAATTTTTGCAAAATATAAGAAAA